TCCTTTCTCTTATCTGAAGGGATTCAAACCGAATCAGTTCGATGTCCTGCGTCTTCGGACTTGGTTCTCGGGGTTGGCGTTGTTTCGCCCCGTTTGGAGTCGTTGCATATTGGAAGTGGTTCGTACGGGCCTCAAGTTGCTGCATGGTCGGAAAGAGTCTTGGGTCGCACGTTGTTTGATTGGCAGATCACGGCATTGACTGGACAGTTGACTCACGACGAGAACGGTGACCTTGTGTTTCGTGAGGCGATGGCTTCGTGCGCCAGGCAGAACGGCAAGTCCGTTGCGTTGACTTCGTTGACGGGTTTCTGGTTAACCGACTGGTCAGCGATGCGAGGGAAACCGATGCACGTTCTTTCCGTTGCCAACAAACTTGATCGCGCGGTTGCAATCTTCAATGAACTTGCTCCAGTACTTGAGGCACAGTTCGAAGCCAAAGTAACTTGGTCGTATGGGCGCAACAAGGTTGAGATGCCGAACGGCTCAACGTGGGAAGTCCGCGCTGCAACCCCGAATCTTCATGGAGGCACATACGACTTGGTCGTGGTTGATGAAATATGGAATGTCTCCGAAGAGGTGTATTTTGACGCGCTTCGCCCGTCGCAAATCGCGGTCAAGTCTCCGCTCCTTTCCTCCTGGTCAACTTCAGGCGATGAATCTTCTAAGACAATGCAACGTCTCCGAGAGGCAGCCATCGGCGCGATAGATCAACAGAAACAAACTCGCCTCTATTTTGCTGAGTGGAGTCTTCCGTCTGTTGACCCGAACGACGAAATCAATTGGGGCTACGCGAACCCCGCCCTCGGACAGACCATCACCCTCGAGGCACTTCAAGCAGCTGCGGAAACTCCTGATCGTGCAGCGTTCCTCCGCGCCCACTTGAATCTCTGGGTGTCGTCGGCGGACGCTTGGATTCAGCCTGGCGTCTGGGACAAATTGTTTACCGAATCAGACTGTCCCGCAGGTGGCGTCCTTGCGGTGGACTCAGCAACTGGCGGTGAGAAGTATGTCGGCATCAGATGCGGACTTACCGAGGAAGGCAATATCATTGCGACGGTGCAGTTCTCCACAGAGTCGCTCAAAGAAATGTGGATAAAGATTAACGAGGCAATGGAGGCAGACCCGAAATTGCGTCTTGCAATCACTCCCGCCCTTGATCTTCATACGCCAGAGAAGCTCGAACGGCGACGCCAAATCTTCGGCTATGCCGAGGTCTTAAAGTTCACCGGACTCACTCGTTCGCTCATCCTTGAGAAACGCATCTACCACCGAGGCGAAGAACTCCTAGCGACCCACGTCAACCGCGCAGTCCTCGCCCGCGCCAACGGGCAAGTCGTGATCAGTAGCCAACGTTCCCCTGGCCCGATTGAAGCCGCTCGACTTTTGGTTGTTGCAGCAGCTCTTGTTTCCCGCCCGTCAAACACAGGACGCGCAGCAATGGCATTCGGGAGATAGTTGCATTTGCAACAAGTTTGTGAGAGACTCCATCCGTGGCGTTCTTCTCCCGAAAAATTAAAACTGCTGAGTTTGCATCTTCGCCCATTAAAGCCGCTGCCGGTATTGGCAGAAACGGTGCCTTCCCGACGTATGGATATCTCAGCAACACATTTGAGCAGGTCGCCCTTAGTCTCCCGACGGTGTCGCGGGCGAGAGACCTTCTCGCCTCGACCATCTCAAGCCTTGAATTCCGCCAATACGTTAAGCAGTGGAACGGCACTGAGTACGAAGAAATTTATGTACCGAACGAATCTTGGATGGAAAACCCTGATCCGAAAGTTCCACGTCAGTTCATATTGGCTAATACGGTTACGGACCTCTGGATGACTGGTCGTGCGTTCTGGGCCGTGACTTCTCGTAATGCAACCGACGGTCGTCCAATGAGTTTCCAATGGCTTCCCGCCTCGCAAATTTCAACGCCAAATCAAGAAGGCCCGCAATTTTTTTCGATGCCTGAAGTAATCAAGTTCAATGGCGTTGACCTTGACCCGAACGAAGTCATCACCTTTCTTGCACCGACAACTGGTCTCATGTATTCAGGTCGGCGCGCGGTCAGCATCGCAACTCACCTTGATCAGTACGCAGACCGTGCAGCAACAATCGAGACAGTTCCTGGTTATCTTCAGCAGACGGCAGCGGGCGAAACAATGTCCGGTGAAGAACTTGGAGACCTTGCATCGCAATGGGCGCAGGCTCGTCGCGAAGGCAACGTCATCGGCGCACTCAACAACTACGTCAACTTTGTGGAATTTGAGCGCGATCCGTTAGCAATCAACGCAGCGCAACGCGAATATCAAGCTCTCGACCTTTCACGAATTTGTTCTGTGCCCGCTTACCTCGTTTCAGCACCAACTCCAGGCGCATCGATGACATATCAGAACGCTTCTCAGGCTCGCCAAGATTTGTGGCTCTTCGGGTGCCAAATGCTGAGTACGGCCATTACTTCACGTCTCAGCATGAACGACGTTGTCAGTCGCGGACGATATGTCTGCTTCGACACCGACGAACTTCTAGCCATTGGCGACATGCACGACGTTCTAGTTGAACCACAAGTTCCCGACCTTCAGGAGATGCCTTCATGATCAAGTTCACCGCTATTCCAATCACTCTCGATGCAGCAGCTGGAGAGGATGCCCCGCGCACCATCACCGGCATTGCAGTCCCATGGAATGTTGCAGCCAACGCTTCAGGCCAAAAAGTTATGTTCAAGCGCGGAGCCTTTGACTTGAATGCCAAGCCCGCGCGACTTCTTGAAAACCACGACGGACGCCCAATCGGAATGGTCACAGAACTCGTTGACCTTGACAACGGTCTCGGATTCTCCGCTTCATTTGCAAAATCTAGACAAGCCGACGACGTTGTTGAACTTATTCAAATGTCCGCATACGACTCAGTCTCTGTCGGTGCCGTACCCAAAAAATTCAAATACGACAAAGACGGCGTCATGATTGTCTCGTCCGCTGATCTCATCGAGCTTTCGGTCGTCACTACCCCCGCATTTTCCGATGCGAAAATAGAAAAAATCGCTGCCTCAGAAGACGACCCAGAGGTCGAGGAAGAGTCAACCGAACCCCAACCCGACACAAGTCTCCAGGAGGAAACAATGTCACAAGAAACCCCAGAAACAGTTGAAGCCACTGCATCAGTGCCAACAGCTCTTTTCTACTCAGCCCCACGTTCACCAATCAAAACCAATGCCGATTACCTGCACCACAGCGTCCAGGCAGCACTGAACCCACAAAGCGAATCTCGCCTTTGGGTTGCAGCAGCCGACGAGGCAAAAGCAAAGTTCATCCAGGCAGCGGACGACTCGTTCAGCACAAACCCTGCGTTTTCGCCAGTTGCTTATCAGCGCGAAGTTGTCCAGGTCAACATTGGCTCGCGTCCAGTCATCGACGCTTGCGGTGGTACCCGTGCAATTCCTGCATCTGGCATGACAATCAGCATTCCAAAAATCACAACCAACGGAACCGTTGCAACTACCTCAGAAGGTGGAGCACCATCCGAAACAGGCATCGTTTCTTCGTATGTCAACGGAACAGTCGTCAAACTTGCTGGTCTTCAACGCTGGTCAGTTGAACTTCAGGAGCGTTCAGACCCATCGTTCGCTCAGATCATGCTTGACAACATGACTCGCTCGTACCGCAAAGCCACAGAAGTTGCAACAATTGCTGCAATCACCGCTGGCGGTACACAGGCTGCAACAACCGCTGCATCCGCAGCAGGTATCCAGTCGTTCGTTTCAACAGAATCAGCAGCTGCATATTTGGCAACTGGCGATGTTGTTGCCGCATACACCGCTGGCGTCAGCCAATGGTCACTCATGCAGAACGCAGTTGACGGAAGCAACCGTCCACTCTTCAACGCAGGACAGCCACAAAACTCAGCAGGATCAGCAGAAGCAACAACGCTTTTCGGCAATGTTCTTGGCGTTCCGTTGTATGTCTCGTCAAACATGGTGTCAACCACCATTGACGAATCAGCGTTCCTTATTGTGCCTTCAGCAATTGAAATCTTTGAATCTTCACAACTTCAACTTTCAGTAAACGTTCCGGCGTCAGGCGAAATTGAAGCAATGATCTACGGCTACTTCTGCCCAATCGTTACGATTGCTGGCGGTCTCCGTCGCTTCAACCTCACCTGATCCACAACTAGAAGAAGACTGGCAGAACAATGGCTACTTACGATCTCGCGTTTCATACGCGCCTCGATGGGTACGCCATTCTCCAGACCTTCGTTGAGACAGGCATACAAGTCGGGGACTCCGTGGTAATCGCAGGCGCAAGCCACGGATTGTCTGCAACCGCAACAATTGTCTCAACACAAGACTTCGAATTCATTGGGGTTTCAGACGAGGGCGACCTTCTCTTTGACTCCGATGTAATTCGTCTTTACCAGTTTCTCTATGTCAACGCAGGGACGGACTTCCCTCGAGACACCGCCACCGGCACAGTCACCTTCACCCCGTCTGTGTCGTGGATTACCTCAGCCGATGTGACCTCATGGCTTGGAATTGACGTGGCAACCGCCAACGACACCGCATTCATCACAGTCTGCGTCAACGCAGCCAACAATTACTGCTACCGCAAGCGACGCGAAGCCGGATACACCGACTCGCAATCCACCGTGCCAGGTGCCGACATCAAACTCGGCACAATAATGTATGCAGCAACCCTCTACCGTGAACGCGGATCAGCAGACTCCTTCGCCTCATTCGATGCAATGTCTTCAATCCCCATTCCTTCAACAATGGGACGCATCATGGCCCTTCTTGGTTGTGGAAGACCACAGGTCGCATAATGGCTGCAACAGGAATCCTCGTCGATGCAGTCAACGCAATCAAAACACAACTCACAGCTCTCGGTCTCAAACCTGTCACAGATCCCCGAAACGCGCGCCCAATGTCCGTCATGATTGAACTTCCCGTCATGACCTCGTTCACATACAACGTCGGCGACTTTCGGATTCCCGTCCGAGTCTTGGCAGCTCCTCCAGGCAACCAGGACTCAGGCGATTACCTCATGTCAACAGTTGACACAATCATGAACTCGCCCATCGCAGTTACAGATGCCCGTCCAGGCAATGCAAACTACGGCGGGCAAGACATACCCACATACGATCTCACGGTGGCAATCGCCGTGAAACGAAACTAAGGAGCCACCAATGGCAACAGCAACATTCCTGTCAGGTGCAACCTGCAACATCACCCCAACTGGCGGATCAGCAATTGACGTCAGCGATCAACTTTCTAAATGTGAAGTGATGCTCGGCTTCGAGCTTCTCGAGTCAACTTCGCTGGCTGATACTGGACGACAGGCAGTCAAGGGCCTTCAGAGCGTTGCGGTCAACCTTGACCTTTATCTCTCATACGGCGTCGGAGAAATCGAAACACTTCTCAGCGCAATCGTCGCTGCGGGTTCATGCACAATCGTTGTCTCACCATCAGGAACCACAGAATCAGCAAGCAATCCAGAGTTCACCATTACGACGGCCACATTGGATGCAGCTCCGGTCATCATGTCATCCATCGGCACCCTTGCGGTAGCCAGTATTTCGTTCTCAAACGGCACTTGGGCACGAGACATCGTCTAGAAAACAAAAGAGGGAAACAATGAAAATCCGACTACAAGTAACACCGATTGAAGGCGACCCCTATGAATGCGAAACGAATCTCTTCGTTGTCGTGGCATGGGAACGCAAATTCAAACGACAAGCATCCAGTCTTGCAAACGGCATCGGCGCAGAAGACCTTGCATTCTTCGCCTATGAAAGTTCAAAAGTGGCAGGCGTCATGGTTCCGCTTGCCTTTGACCAATTCATCAAAAACACAAAAGCAATTGACGTCTTGTCGGAGGACGCCCCAAGTTTTACAGAAGCGGCAGCTACCGACGCTCCCTAGCAGAGGTACTTGTCGCGACTGGATACTGGACACCCGACATCCCATTCGACACAGACGATCTCTTCACGGTTGTTGACGTGTTGAACGAACAACAAAAAGCACAAAGGAGCAGACGATGACAACAAACACTTCACTTGAAGTCGTCGGAGTTCGTGACGCTATTCGTTCGCTCAACAAAATTGAACCTGGTCTTCGCAAACAGTTCACCGCCGACGCAACGCGTATCGCTGCACCCGCCATTCAGGAAGTGCAAAAGGGCTACACCCAAATTCCTCTTTCCGGCATGGCTCGCAAATGGGAACAAGCAAACAAGAAGATATTTCCATTCTCGGTCTCTAAGGCAATTGCTGGAGTCAAGTTGAAAGTGGATGCTTCTCGAGAAGCAACATCGTTGATCTACATAACTCAGACCAATGTCGCAGCTGCGGTCTTTGAAGCAGCAGGACGAGCCAACCAAAACCGCCTCGGCGATTCCCTCGGGCAGTTGCGTCCAAACCATACGCGCATTCTCGGGCCTGCCGTGTTCCGCAAACGTCGCGAGATTGAAGGCGAAATGCTACGCGCAACAAACGAAGTCAAAGCCCGCGTCGAAAGAGAACTCAAATGACAATTGCAATCCCCATCATCACAGAGTTCAATGGCGCAGGAATTGACAAGGCAGTCAAAGAATTCAAAAACCTTGAGACCAATGGCGAAAAGGCACAGTTCGCAATCAAGAAAGCAGCCGTCCCTGCGGGCATTGCCATTGCAGCATTAGCAACTGGACTTCTTGACTGTGCAAAGGCAGCCATTGAAGACCAAGCAGCAGCAAACCTTCTTGCCATTGCGCTCGGCAAATCGACAACCGCGACCGACGCACAAATTAAAGCCAACGGACAATTCATTGACTCTCTTATGCTTTCAACCAATACGTCTGACGATGAACTTCGTCCGGCTATGGCTCGGTTGTCTCGAAGCACAAATGACGTCACAAAAGCGCAAGAACTCCTAGCCCTTGCAGTTGACATTTCAAAAGGATCAGGCAAAAGCCTTGAGACCGTCACCGCAGCATTAGCAAAAGGCTACGACGGCAACACCAACGCTCTCGGCAAACTTGGTCTCGGACTTGATCAGGGTCTTATTAAGTCAAAAGACTTTGGAGCCATCACAGAAAAACTGACTGAGAATTTTGGCGGATTCGGTAAGGCAGCAGGCGACACAACAGAAGGACAACTAGCCAAATTCACTCTTGGCATTGCTGAACTTAAAGAAGGAATCGGGGCAGCTCTCATTCCCGTCCTCGATGCAGTTCTTCCCCTGGTCAACAAGTTTGCAAAATGGGCGCAAGACAACCCAGAGTTTTTCACCGCTATTGGCGTTGCCCTAGCTGCTATTGCAGTAGCAATCGTTGCAATCAACGTTGCTATGAGCATCAACCCAATCACCGCAATCGCAATCGGCATTGGACTTGTGGCAGCAGCTGCGGTTGTCGCCTACAAGAAATTTGAATTGTTCCGTACCATCATTGACACGGTATTTGGCGCGATTCGCTGGTGGATATCCAACGTCACAATTCCCCTCTTTGAAGGCTTGTTAGGCGCAGCGACATTTGTCTTCAAAGCAATTGCTGCAATCTGGAACAACACAATCGGCAAACTTGCTTTCACAATTCCTTCGTGGGTTCCGCTGCTTGGTGGCAAGAGTTTCGCTATGCCAAAAATCGGAGGCGGAGGCGGAGACGGCGGAGGGTTGACAAGCGCACGAGCATTTGAAGAGTCTCAAAAGGAAATCATTGCAGCCAACCCAGATGTCTTTACCCCTCCACCGTCAGTTGCAGCAGCTGCGCCAGGCACAGTTCAAAACACGGCAGCACCAGCAATGGACAACACGTCAGGCAACGCAGGCGGATTCGCAAACGCAGGCATCGGGGGAATCGGGCCATTTGACAACCTCACCATCAACCTTGACGCAGGACTCATTTCATCTCCCGCCACCATTGGTCAGGACATCATCGACGCAATCCTTGCAGCGCAACGCAACTCAGGAGCGGTCTTCGCACCGGCAGCGACACTGTGACCGTCCCCACATATCAAGTTCTTGTCGGGTTCCAAACGACCACCGGATTCGGTCAGCCATTCCAGCTAAACGACGCCGTCTATGGCCTGCTCAACACAGGCACCCTCGGCGGTCTTGCATACGCAGACCTCACGTCACTTGTTCTGTCGGTCAACATCAAGCGCGGACGCAATCGCCAACTAGACCAGTTCAACGCAGGAACCGCACAAGTTGTCTTTAACAACAACTCAAGAATCCTTGACCCTCTCAACACCGCCTCAATTTACTATCCGTACGTCTTGCCTCGCTCCCCCATCATCATTTACGCCAACGGCACCCCCATCTACACAGGCTTCGTTGAGGATTGGGACTTGGATTACCAGAACGCCAACCAGGGCAGAATGTTTGCTCGATGCGTTGACGCTTTCGGCACCCTGGCAAATCAGCAACTCAACGCCTTCACCCCGTCCGCAGAGTCATCGTCAGCCCGCGTCAACACCGTTCTAGACCGTCCAGAAATTGCGTACCAGGGCGCAAGGTCTATTGGTACGGGAACGTCCACTTTGGGGGCTTACGCGGTTTCTCAGGACACGACTTGCCTTGGCTACCTTCAGCAAGTCAACACTTCCGAACAGGGCTACCTCTACACCGCAGCAGACGGAACCCTCACCTTCAAGGGAAGGTCAAGTGTTCTGAACCCCGTCTCGGGCGCGTCGTTCACGACCAACGGCACAGGCATCCCATACATGAGCCTTGTCAATCAGTACGGATCAGAACTGCTCTACAACTACATTGTCACTCAATCGCCCGCCGGAGCTGCACAAACATCTTCAAACACGGCCTCAATCAACCTTTACCAAGCGCAAAACTACAACATTCTCTCCCTTCTCAACTCCACCACCGCCGAAGTTGCAGGACTAGGCGCGTATCTACTTGGAAAATACATGAACCCCGTTGTCAGGTTCACCGGTGTCTCATGCGAACTAGCAGCTCTCACCTCGGCGCAATGGTCAACCATCTTTGCCATTGACCTGACATCCATCGTCACGGTGCAAAAGGACTACTCCACCGGTACACCAATCACAGAATCGCAGACTCTGATCACTTCAGGAATTGAACACAGAATCGTTCCAGGGTCTCATATTGTTTCGTACACTTTTGAAAGTACGGACGGCAACCAATACATGACACTTAACGATGCAATCTTCGGAACGCTCAACAACAATTTTCTCAGTTTCTAAAGGAGACAAACATGGCAATTCAGACATTCACATCAGGACAAATCCTGACCGCAGCACAAATGAACACCCTGCAGCAACAGGCTGTTATGACGTTTACAAACGAAGCGGCTCGAGATGCTGCATTGACTGCACCAAGCGAAGGAATGGTTGCGTATTTGACAGCACCCACAGTTCCGGCAGCTACAGGCGCAACAACCCTTGTGCCATCAGGCATACAAACTATTTACAACGGAACGTCATGGGTATGCGTAACAGAAGTTGCTGGTTTTACCGTCACCGCTGGTACAACGACTTCGTCAGGAGCATTCACTCCCACTTTGACAAGCGGAGGGATTAACCCGTCAGTAACTGTTACAACAGGGACAACCGCTTTGATAACAGTTGCGGCAAACTGTTCAAACTCGACAGCGGTTTCAAGTTATATGTCAATAGCCATTTCAGGCGCAACCACATTGAGCGCAGACACTTTTGAAACGACATGGGGCGCAGCCCGTAACGCTCTCGGAACTTTGCAAACTGCATCACGAACATATGCAATTTCTGGATTAACTGCTGGCACCAATACTTTTACGCTGAACTATCTCGTAGCAGGGGGAACTGGCACTTGGGCTGCGCGAAGCATTACAGCACGTGGTATTGCATAATGACTATTGCAAATTCTTCAAAAGCCCTGATTCTATTGGTGTTTTTAACATCGCTCACAGCCTGTTCAGAACACAAACGCCACAACTGTGAAACCACAAAAAGCACAGGATTTCTAGAAAGCAAATGCCCATGAAACCAGAAAAACGACTTAGCAACGAAGAAATTAAAGCACGACTCATTCTTGTCGTAGGCATATGCCTCTCAAGCGCGTTTCTATTTTCCATTGTTGCTCTTCTATACGGACTTCTCTTTGTTGTGCAACCAACCGAGCAAGCCCCGAACGACTCAGAAGCCTGGGCAATCCTTTCGCCAATGCTCATGACTCTCGCTGGTGGACTTATTGGTCTTCTCGCTGGTAACGGCCTTAAAGACAAACCAAAAGACCCGCCAGTATGAGCAACCGCCCGTACCCGTACTACCCATCTTGGGACGGCAAACAAACGCAACCCGTGACGGCAAAACTTGTTGAACTTTGCGGAAAGCGTTGGGGAACCAAAAGCCTCGGCACATACGCCAATCGTGCAATGCGCAACGGAGCGGGACTCTCAGTTCATGCCACCGGATACGCAGCTGATATCCAATACAAAGACGAAGCACAAGCACGAATCATTTGGGACTGGTTCCTAGCCAACTCAAAAGCCCTCGGACTATGTGAACTTCACTGGTACGCCTACGGCACCTACGGCGCGGGCTACCGATGCTCTCGAGGAGAAGGCAAGGCAGGCGTCAAGATCTACACCGCTGACGACAACGCAGGCTCCTACGAAGGCAACCCAAACTGGCTTCATTTCGAGATGGCAAACCAATCCGCAGAGGCATTTGAAGCTGCATGGCGGGCATTGCCCAAGCCTTAAATCGCCCGAAGAAATCACCCTCTTCGCGCTAGACCTCGGGACTGACTGTGTTTCCCTCATTGGTTCCGAGGTCGAATCCGCCACCTAGACCCTCGTCTGTGTTACAACATCGAGACACGAACAGCGAAGGGAAACCGCTATGACCGATACACAATTCATCTACAGTTTCATAATGGGATGGGTCAGTTGCTGGCTCTTCCTCAAGATGATGGCAAACAGACCATGATTCCATCTTGGGGCTATATGCCGTTATGGTCAAAGGACAAACTAACCCTCGTCCAAATCTTCACGGATTCGGCAACAGAAGAAATCGTCAAAGTCACAGTCGCCACAAGGCGCGCTCCCTGGATGACGTTTGCTTCGATTACAGAAGTAGAACAGGTTGATTAAGAGAATCATGGCAATAGCCCTCATCACCGCAACATTCACCGCCTCACCCGCAACCGCAGCTGCACAGCGCGACCCGCACGAGAAATACCACGGCGTCCTGCCAGACGCTTACTACGACGGACTAGCCCGTTGTGAAACTGGCGGAAATTGGAAACACTCAACGCGCTCCTATACCGGAGGACTTGGCATTTACCGAGGCACCTGGCAACGCTGGTCAGACTCCTCGAGCGCCAAAGGCAAAACCCCTGCGCAACAAGTCAAGGTCGCAGACGCAATCGCATTCAAAAGCCACATCAACCCAGACGGCACCAAAGTTTGGCGAGTTGGGCCGTGGGGATGGGGATGTCTTAAAGGGCAGAAATCCTTACAGGCGTTCATCTGCAATTCCCGACACAAGGATGTTGCAAGATGGAGACGCGGATGCGCTACTGTCCGTAAAAGCAAATAACAACAAGTGAGGGAAACACTATGGAATTAACAACCGACGAAATCATTGCGCGTCTTATGAATCTGTCAGTCAAACTTGACGGAGAGATGCGTTTCGAAGAAGGCTCAACGGTCAGTCAGGCAATCGCTCTGATTATGACCATGCGCAACGCAGCAGAACGCTTACGCCATCCGAGCATGAGCAGCAACAACGACGAACTTCGTCAAGTCATCGAATGGATTGTTGAACCAAAATGAGCATTGAAGACTACGAACCAGTCGCCTCGCGTCTTGCTCGCTTTTGGGAGAAACATCCCGAAGGTCGAGTCATCACAAAACTGCTCACATTTGAAGGTGACCGCGTCATCGTCCAGGCCGACATTTATGTTGACCGTGAAGACGACCGCCCCGTAGCAACAGACTTCGCAGAAGAAATACGCGGGTCAAGCAACGTCAACAAGACAAGCCACATTGAGAATGCAGCCACATCGGCAATCGGACGCGCCCTCGCTGACTGTGACTTTGCCTCCTCAACTGACTGGACGAAACGCCCGTCGCGCGAAGAGATGTCAAAAGTATCGAGAATGTCGGGAGACACTCATATCACCGAGCCGTCAAACCTTGCGTCAGAGAAACAACAGAACATGATCCGCGCGGTCTGTAAGTCAATGGGAAAAGTTCCACCGGCAAACCTTCAGGGAATGACCAAGCGCGAAGCGTCCGCATACATTGACAGCCTCAAGAATGCAGCTCCTGCACCGCACGAAGAACCAGAGGAGGCGTTCTAATGGTTGACGACATTGTGACTCGACTGCGCGAAGAAGCAACTGATCCTGAATTGACTTGGTTAGATGCCCTAGCCCTTAAAGCAGCAGATGAAATTGAACGCCTGCGCATGAAATGCCAACATCTTGAAACAGAACTTGCCCGACTGGAAAGGATTGCACAATGATTGACTTCCTGACTTTTGTCATCGCCATATTCTCCGTTTTCGCGCTTGGGTTCATGTTGGGAAAAGACTCCCGATGACCGTCACAGAAAAGATATTCCAAGACCAGGTGATTAAGTTGGCCAGGATGCAACAGTGGCTTGTCTTCCATGCTTCGCCCTCATCGCCTCGTCCTGGTGTATGGCGGTCAGACGGCAACGGATTCCCTGACCTCGTCCTCGTCTCAACATCAATCCCATCTCGAGGAGTCATCTTCTGCGAACTCAAAACCGCCGAAGGCAAACTGTCAGCCGAACAGGAAAAGTACGCACGGTGCCTCATCAACGCAGGCATCGAATACCACCTGTGGCGTCCCCGTGATCTAGATGCAATCGCTGCTCGACTTGGCAGGCAGGCAAAGATTCAATGAGAACACCCGTCCGTGTAATTCTCAACGATGCTGATATGCAGATAGCAGCTCATGGAGGTGTCAACCGTCGCCTCCTAGCAATCAAACGAGCAGACCGACCCAACCAACCGAACCGCAAATACCACGAACAAAACTGGTTTCAGACAGACGTGTTCGGTGCCATAGGGGAATACGCCGTCGCCAAGCTCCTTGGGGTGGAATGGCATTGGGAACAAGAAACAAACGGATTCGACGTCCTCCAGTATCAAGTCCGGTCAACCGAAAACCCCGACACCACCATCAAAATACGCACCCGTGACAACCCTGATCACAACTTCATCTTCTGCAAAGTCCGAGAGAACCGCGTCCTCATTGAAGGATGGATTACAGGCCGCGAAGTCATCGCCAACAACGACGAGATATTCCCCGACTGCTTCACCATCAAGGACTACCGCCTATACCCACTCACAGACCTCCCAGAGTTTCCTCAGACGCTCCCTAAGGGCTGCGAAATGTATAAAGCCCCTGTCAAGAGGCTAGGAACCCAATCATGATTCTTGTCGCCTGGTACATCCTTCTGTTAAGTATCGGCATAGCAATCCTCCAGGGGATACGCAAGGACTAAGATGCCAACACAACCGAGAGACGCAGGCCGACATCATCAGTTGCAGATGGTTCGCAGAACACGAGGGAACTCGGGTAGAGCAGTCTGCCTCCGTGCGACTGTGCAGCGTCCAAACGTCACAAATGAGAATGGTGA